GGGTAGTGTCTTACTCCGGCTCAGCCTGAGCTGTCACCGGGTCAACACGCACCCGCAAAGTTAACATTTAAGCCTATGTTTCCACTGGCGGTAAATTGTGCCCTTGCGGGCGCCCAGCCATAAAGACTAGGTTAAGTAAAATGGATGTTCAAGACAAGCCTGAACGGTGGTTCTGATTTAAGTTTGCCCTGTCGGGCATGTGCGTTGCACGAACCAATCAGGGAGGGAGGCAAGCGCCCCCCCCCAAGCTCGGTGGTGCCGCGAGAACGAGTCTCACGGCGCTCCGGTGCCTACAATCACCTCGGCGATCCTTCCCAGGACCGAGGCGACCGTGAACCTGTCGGCAGGCGGAGCTATGGTAAATATTGGCTTCATGGTGCGGATAGCACCCGAAGCTGTGCGCTCGCAGCCAGCGGGAGCCACACGCGTCGCAAAACGCTGCGGCCCCCCCGGTGCGCGCTTGTCGCGCGCATCTTTGAGCAACACCTGATTAAATGGGTCGTGCCGCGCCATTTCCATGGCAGCATACCAAGCAGCGTCCTCAACCACCCCTGTTATGGGTAGGCGGGGGAGCACCACAAGTGACGCTGGGCCACGGAGGTTGGCAACGGCTTCCCCGGAGAAAGCCTCAAAAATAGCAGGAATCGAAGTCCTGCCACCACGCATACGGTGGGCACCATTAAGGCGCTTTTCAACTGCGTCCGGGGAGCTAGCATGTGTGAGCAAAAGCTCTAAAAAAGGTCGCGCAATGTACACCTTGTCCTTGATCATAGAAACCGAGGACTTGTATGCGAACTGCGTGACAAGAACAAAAAAGTAGAACAGACCTGGGTCCACCCCGCGCATGTAACGGAGCGCAGAAGTGAATGCCTCAGGGCATGAAATTGGTAGCAATGGGTAATACGAGACAGCCGGCGTCGTCGCAAGGTCCGTAAACCTCACTTTGATGGCATGGCTGTCACCGCGAATACGAGATGCAGTTTGGTGGAAGTCCGATTCGGAGGACATGAAATAATGGGTCCTCCTCTCAAACGACCGCACCGTTGTTTCCTTACCATCAGGCCCGGAAACATTGGTGCCATATATGAACTGCTTTTCAAGAGCGACGAAAATCGTCGTTCCGAAAGCGCCAACGGGCATGCGGATATTCATGCCCTCGGCGACGCTGTTGTCCATCACAACGGCGACAGTTTCCCCAATGTGGGATGCAATGTCAATTGAAGAGAGACCAGTGTTTGTCGCAACATAACCACCCTTATGGTTCGGGCGGGCCAGCTGCAGGACACCTCTTGTGACAATGTAAACGACGTCGACCGACGCTTTGCGGCTGCGCGAGCCAAAAAGACATGTCAGGACGACTTTCCTCAGATGTTCACCAACGACACGAATGACAACGACGTTGCCGTACGTGTTCAGCTCAGCCGGAGCAAGAAGACGTTGAAGCTCCTTGTCCAGCGTTGCCCTGGTGGTGAGACATTCCCGGACCGTCTTGATGTTCGTCGAAACGTGCTGACAGTGGACTGACTCGTCCACCATCGACAACAAGGTTGGTTCACAGCTGGCAGCCACGAGAATGAGGCCAGCAGCTCCGGAAAGCACATGATTGTACTGCTGAATTGGAAAACGCTCGGCTGCAATGTGGGCCTCATCAATCATGACGACATAGTCGGCAAGCGAATCGAGCCCCATCTTCACCAAGCGCGAGGTAAATGCATTGATGGTAACTACATTGGCAACACGTTGGCCAACGACGCCAGGGTCAAAGGCGGCACCCTGCTCATGCAGGACGGAACGCCCATCTGCACCAACAGTGACCGAGGCATAAAAATTCATGTTTTCAATCACCTCCCAACCGGAGAGGGTTTTGGCAACATGGCTCCCAACTGTCGGATTGGGAACAACCAAAATCATAGATTTGTCATGGCGACGGGCAAGGGTTGAGCCGTAGCCAACAGAAAAAGTTGTTTTGCCGCTACCCGTCCCACCGTAGACCAACACACGACTTGAAGTCGCAGCAGCCACCGGGCGGGAATCGGGAGTGACGTCAGCCGGCACATGGAGCAACCGGTCGACAAACTGGGAAAAGGAAGCGCGATCAAGGCCGTAGTGAGCAAGCTCACTCCAGTCATTGACGCCACCAGGGACAAGCTGCGATTGTTGCACAACTTCGTCAAAGGTGCGGCCAGTCACAGTGACCGGCAGCTCCCACATATTGTTAATGTACATTTGCAAATCACTGGACAGGTCCACGATGAGACCCATGCGCCGCGCATGATCCTCGTAACGATGTACAAGGTAGCGCATAACGCTCGAAGTTGGGTTCTTCGCCAGCACAGTCTGCACCGTTTGGATGTAGACCTCCTTGAAAATGACAGGGTTGTTAAATGGCACCTGCGGGCGGTCAAGCCGCCGCAGGCTGGAAAGAATGTCACTGTCCCCGATGCGGGTCTCCATGTTGCGATAAACGCGGAGTTTCCCGAACATCTCTTCAAGAGAGGTGGAATGGTGATAAATGCCATTCTCATCAGGGGCGAAAGTCATTGAACACGCCACAATCTGCCGGCCACTTTCGGCGTGGTGGATAGGCATACCGTAACGTGATAAATACGACGACTCAGCAGACAACGAGAGCAGGTAGGGCAGGGTAAACCACATGCCCGCTTTGATCGTCACCTTGCTTGTGCGTGAGCCCGACATCAGCTCATACAAGTCGGGAAATTCGCGTGCTGCCACCTCGGCGTCGGTCCTGACATTTGGCATGCCAGTAACACAATCGTCACCCTTGTTAAAGATGACAACGACGGGGTTGAAGTCCTCACGAGTTGTGAAGCGCGTCAATGTGCCCGAGATTGTGCTGACTGATAAGATCAGCAACAATTGGACAACCGAACACCGGGTAAAATCCATCGACTGATGCCAAGGGTTGTTCCGGCGGAAAGTTGCCAAGCACAGCAAAACACGCGAGCGGGCCAGTGGTGCAGAGGCTGCATTCTCGATAAAAGCTCCGATGGCGAGAATGTAGCGACCGACCGTGTCGATAAACGACGTTAGGAAAAAACCTGAACTCATCTGGCCCCAAAAAACAATTGTCACGCAGCCCACCATTGCACACTTGTACGTGGAGAACATGAACGTGAAGAAAACACAGTTGAGCATGAAGCCTGAGGCTGTGACCGTAGCATATGAAGCCACAAAGCTCACAAACAAAAGGCCCACACTCATCTTGCAATCCCAACCACCTATGTCCCCAGAGACCCAGTGCGCATGGCACTTAATGTTGCTGCACGCCCTTGTGTAACGGTTGAAGGCGTTGAGCAGAGTCAGAGAGGGGTTGTTGGGGTTGGCCCCATCTGCACACGCATTGACAAACCCGTAGACCGGGTTGTAAATGAGGCGCTTGACAACTGGGCCAACCAACATTGCAAAGATTTGGGTCGCAAAATTAACGATAGTGATTATACGTGATCGCTTTCGCTCACACGGCTCGCGCGTGCCATCGGGCAAGACACGGTCGAACACACCAGTCGTTTTGAGAGCATCGTCTTTGTCAATAACGCGCGTCTCAAACTTGCGGAAAAACTCGAAGGGGTATAGAAGTGCAACCATCTCAGAGACAAACTTGGTGATGATCTGCATGATGATCACCCATGTTCGTGGGTTGTCCAGCGCACTACGGTTGGTTGTGCCGAACGCGGTAGTGCAAGACCCGACGAGGTTAAAATTGGTTGTGCTGGCAACGAACTCTGCACCCTCGGTGGGGCTGACGTCGTTTGAACCATTGCCGTACCCAGCCGCTGAACGCAGCAAGGCACAACTAAAGATACCAGCAGCAATCAGGTCACGGTCCATTGGGGCGAAGCCGCAAGGCTTCCCGTCTGGCTTGAGTGACTTTTCGAAGACACGCTCTTTTACGCACTCTGCAAGGTAAGGCAACTCATCCTTGCGCTGGCGCATTGCGCAACCCGTCACGGTGACATACGTGTTCGGGTTGAACGGAGCAAAGTCATCAACAAAAAGGCTGGTGCCATCAACACCGCCCGCATACTCGCCGCGCCGAGTCAGAAGTACATCAAAACCAGGGACCCGGCCTGTGAAGCCGGAAAGGCTCGACGCAATCAAATGATCGGCATCAGACAATTTATGGTGCATAACGCCGGCAGGAGGCGCTACGCGAAAATCTACTGATCCAAATCCAAGCGTGTGGGTGCTCGGAGTTCGGTAATCATCAGTTGCCACAGCCAAATCGGCCGTGCGCAAACATTCAGACCATGCCACATCGAAAGCCGCCTGTGATGGACGGTCGGCAAAAGCGTGTACCGCTTTCCCGACAGCCTGCAGGCATGTCCCGACATGGTTAACCACCGGCAGACGCACACGTGACATGAGGTGAACAACAGAGTCCACCCCTGCCACATGTATTTCCGACGAGTAAGCGCATGTCAACAAACTAGAGATCAGCAAACCCCCAGAAGAGAGGCCAGCGTCAACATAAAATTTGCCGAAAATAGTCGTCACAAAGAGGTCAGCAAAAAGTACCGACACAGCAAAGTGAAAAAGAAAGCGGACAGCTGCAGAACAGTAGTCCGCCGGGGGAGGCACCTCAGCATCACCCAACCGCATGGTCAGGTTTACCGGGGCACCGAACAACTCAGAGACATCAGTTGGTGACGGATGCTCCTTGGTCGTGTCAAAAAGCAGCGGATAGCACTGGGCACTTGAGCGGAGCTCAAGGTAACTAGCGACGATACCACCAAGAATCGCCCCGGTGATCACAGCCACCGTGGCAACAAAAACAAGGTCCCCGGCAGCAAAGCCGCCAAAGAGACAAAAGAAAAAGAATGACATCGCGAAAAGCAAGCTGAACTTCCTCGTGAGGGGAATTTCGTGGGCGCCGCTCATCTTGATGCTAAAACGAGCATTTTCAGGTGCATCGTCGTGATTCCCAACCTCAACCATGTAGGCCATGTTGAGTGTGAAATCAGAGCGGCGAGTCAGAATAGGCTCGCCAGCCGCATCAAAGGCGTAAAAAGTTCCGCCCCTCTCACGGCATGAGTGGCAACCCCTGCCGTGAAAAGTTAAGCGACGATGATCGAAAGCCAAGCCAAACTTGGCCAATGACAAGGTGTAAGGAATGCCGCCACCATTGCAATCACATCTGCCAGCCTGGAACACACCGAGTGTGCCCGAACCAGTAGTGGAGTCGATCCAGGAAGCCCTGGCGACATAGTCAAAGACATTGTCCCAGCGTGAAACTGAGAGCTGTCCGACGGCATTCGCTGCCTTAAGTGCTGCAGCCAAAAACAAACAAAGGCGCAGCACCGCAAGCAGACTCATGGCAGCACTAAGGGCCGACATGACTGACATCCCATAAATGGTCGCGATTGCTGTGACGTCAGCAAAGGCGAGAAAGAAAATAATAATCAAACCGGGAATCGAAACAGTCAGCCTCCTCGGAAAGAAGAACTGACCGCCGACCGCGGCAGCAACAAGCAAAAACGTGACCTGAGGGGACACGCCAAAATGACTGAGGACGGTATCCATGCGCCCTGAAGGGCTAGCACGTAAACCTAGCAGCAGCGCTCCACCAACACTGGCAGGGCCAGATGAGGAGAAGCTAGCAAACTGCGTGTTTTGGAATGTTTCGGCCATGGAGTACAAAAGCACAAGCATGACATCAACAATTGTGACACCGCAAATTACTGCAGCAGCACAAAATCCAAGTGACTCAGACAACGAATGTCTGGTCAACAAGTAGCTAACCGCAGGGCGCAATGAAGTCACCCATAGGCGCTGAAAAAAGCGGGGGAAAACATGGGCCTCCTCCGCAGAAATAGGAATGCGAGCCAAGCGCTCAAAACGATCACCGCGAGTTTTCGTCGGCGCATTGGCCCAAGCGCTGTAGTTTGACAAGTTTGACGTGCCACGTGTGTCAGACACGGCAAACCGGACAACCAAATCAACGCGACCAGCCGGCTGTGCATTTGCATCATGGATGCAATAATTCCAGCCAGAGGCATTCAAATAACCGACATCATCCCGGCCATAGTTGGTTACAACAGACCAGGCATGTGGTGGGTTGGACATTGCGTAGGCCATGTCAACCTGCCTTAGCCGATCAGCATTGCAGCGTTCACCCCGCGCAAACGGGATCCTCACTCGATGCTGGTGGTTTGCACTAACGGCGTCACCCGTGGCAAACGGAATGTTAAAATGATTTTCGACGCTGAACCGACACAAAGCATCGGCAGCATCGCCACACTGATAAACAAGGGTGAGACCAGCAACATCGGCAACATCTGTACGCAAAGCTACCAGGTGCCCTGGGCCTGCGTTGCAGATGGCCTCTGCGAAACGATCATGTGCCAATAGATTGTCGCTCCAAATGCACAGTGCGAACGGGGCCGCCACCATTTTCCTGGCGGAGGGCTCATTCGATGTGACAAAAACCGTCGGAATCACTGAAGCGATCCCAAGGTCCCCGAAGGAACCGGCGGCTAGGGAGTGTGGGTTCTCAACAAGACTGCCCAAACTACACCTTATTTGGCTGCCAGTGAGGACGCCACCCAAGTCACCAAGGAGACTGGGGGGGTCATTTCGCTCAACTGGGACGTTGATGGCAGGGCGAATGAACTCGCGTTCGGCAAAACCGTCGCGCTTCGATTTGCCCCCGTCAGCGACACTGAAAACATGATCTGCCCGCTGAACACCGTGAACAATACCCTGAACAGAGTAAGTCTCGGAGCCAGGCGGGAGCTGAACAACGGCCACATACCCGCAAAACTGTTGCAGGTTAGGGTCGTCGTGGACACGTGGGTCCCATCTTACTGGGTTGCCACCATCGTCCACCAAAAGATCAGGCGTAAAAGCCGTCTCAATAGTAAATGCGTTGTTATTGACGAGACCTCGCAAGTGCTCACGCATTTGAAATGCGTAATCACCAACGGGACTAGCCCTCAGACGAAGCAAGAGTGAGCCAGAGGCATACCGGCGGGCTGCAATAAGCATCCCGAAAGTGATGACTGGCCCCGTCAGAATAACAGCGAGCGACCAGCTTTGGGCTGGAACCAAGGCAATGGCACGGAACGGAGCTATGACATTGACAAGTGACAAGCACGTGATGACGGCGACACCCTGCCAGGTGAACACCATACTTTCATACTTGGTTTTGGCAAACTGCGAGTAGTCGCCCATGGGGGCGCCAATCGAGTAGCCAACGCAAAAAAAAGTGCAAAGGTCAAACCACGGGAGGTCTGAATCGATGTTCTGGACCCTGCTCAGTGCCGACGTGGAAATCGACAAGGCAGAAGTACGCAGCGCAGTGATCACTGAACCCTCAGCAGAGAAAAACATAAAAAGGTGTATCAATGACACGACTTGAACCACACGGGCAATAACCGAGGAAAAACCCCAGCTACGCCTCTTGCCTGGAACGGCATCGGACTCAGCTCGGCCAAAGAAAAATCCCGTGTCGAAGCCCACCCAAAGGGCGGACAACATTAGACAAAGACCGTACGGATTGTACGACCCAAACGGGACACGGGCAAACTGCGGCACAAGCGCGGTAGCCACGGCACCAACAAGCGCCACGGCCGTAAGCGGTGAGCCTGGGGCGGTCATTGCAGACTTACACAAGGCAAGTATGGTGACCTCAATGACATCGCCCCCAGAAACCCAAATCAAACAAAGAATCAGCTCTAACCACATTTGAGACACAAACTTCCCGTACGGCGCGAACGCTTTCGGGTGAACCTGTGTAGCAGAGATTATTCTTGCTCGAGTCAGGCTGCAAGTGGTGAAAACTGGAGCAATAGCCCCAACCACGGCAGCAGGGCGACGGCGAACCGCCGCCCAAGACAAGACAAAAACGTGGTCCTTGCCCATAACCAGCTTCCCGAAACGAACGGTCAGGAGCGGATCAAACAGGAGACTGACAAACCACTCATAAAGAGCCATTGCGTCATAAATGAGGCAACGCCAAAGCGGGAGCTTGCCAATTTCCAATGCCACACTGTCAGCGGTCAGGTCATGTGAAGACGCAAACCGAGCAGGAGTGTGAGCAAGGTAGAAACTGAGCAACAGGGTCAAAATGATCACGTAACCAATCACTGGCGTGAACAGTGACCCTGTCAAAAACATGAGGACCAAGCCTAACAAGCGAGCAAGGTCAAGTAATTTTTTGCCCCAAAACGACGCCGATTCTACAACCAGGTCAACTTCGGGTAAATCATTTGTGCCAGTTCCCCTGGCACTCGGGCTTTCTGATGCATTATGTTGTTGTGACATTATGTTTTGGAAAGTTTGAATTGTAAAATTAAAATGAGATGGGTTGGCCAGTGGAAGGCCAAAAATTGACAACC